GAGAGCGCAAAGAAATCATCTTTCTATTGTATAGACAAACTCTTCATGGTCACGCCACGCATCATTGACAAAGAACTTATCAGCGCTGATGCCTTTGGAAACGAAGTTGTTGTTCAGCAAGACCTGGCGACTACGAACATTATCTAGAAGTACATAGGCACGGAAGGTCTTGATATGCGTGTAGTTATCTATCAACAACTTTACTGCTCTAGTCATCACTCCTCTGCTGGCAAATTTAGGGTCGCGCCAATATGTTATTACATTGTTATCTAATATTTGAATTTGCCCTACAACTGTTTGTCCATAACATACAACAAGTGTTTCGTTAGGCACAGTAGAGATTGTTGAAAAATGTATTAGTGTTGGTTTTAAATATTCTTCAAGTTCTTTCTTCAGCAAACCAAGTTCTACGCTCTGCCTGTAAGAAGGGGTGGCAATCCCGACAGCCCCATCCTCATAAAACACAGCACTCTCCACATCCCCAAAATCCCTAAATCTTTCCATCCTCTGATGATACTCCTAACGGAACGAGAGCGCGAAAACTTGAACTTTTTATTCTATAGGAGTATGGTCTCACATATGGATAGGAGACACAAAAAACGACGCACCCCCGAAGAAATATGTCAAAGTAAAAAACGCTACGTTGACGAAGCATCAGCAGAGGTTATGCTTGTCAAATATCGCACTCTCAATAAAGGAAAAAAACGAGGCAAGGGAAAAAATATTTGGGAGAACCACGCTTACTATTGTTCTATTTGTAGTGGCTGGCATTTGACATCTCAACCACTGCTGACAATAACTCCAGAATTTTTAGAGAATCAATACAAACGATAAAGGACGAAAATGACAAAGGACGCACGAGAGGTATTTTTGGAAGACCAGTTTCAAGCAGCGATTGCTGACACTCCCAAGGTTGCTGACCAAATTGCTAAAGAGATAAATCCTGACGCAGAACCAGAGATAATACCTAACGACGACATTGAAGCGTATACGCAGATGTTTTTTGATAGCAAGATAGCAGACTTATTCAAAGTATTTTTTACTCCTAAAGAAGAGAATGAAGACTTTGATGGAGCGATGATATGTTCTCACTTAGACAATCCACAGCCAGTATTTCTTTTTGGTGGGCGTCCAGACCACGCTTCCTGTAAAGAGTGTCTGATAGGACTTATGAGCACCTATCACGAGGACTATAACCACAAGTGCCACCTTTGTGACAATAAAGTCAAAAGTGATGACAACGTAATGATGTTTTCCATTGGCCCATACATTGTCTTTGTAGAGACTTGCTCAGAATGTAATGCCCAGCAAAAGGAGGTGTTTGGTGCCTAAAAAGACTGCCATAGGAGCAAAAGAACCAAATCCCAAAAAGACTTTCCTATGTCCTGTTTGTAAGAAAGAGGGAATTGTTACAACCCAATTTGCCTACGAGTCGCTTGTCGTGCACCTGAAAAAGGAGCATAAGGCTTGACCAAAATCCCCCCTTCTTGGTTTGAAGTCTCCCTTGTTGAATAACGGAACGAGAGCGCAAAGATTTGCATTTTCTATTATATAGTGCTAGACTGATTTTATGGCTAGGCAAGAACTAGAGCGTTACGACCTCAAACGTTACTTTGGAGACGATGTTCCAAAGGATGTATTAGGTGTTTTGACAGTAGATGGGGTAAGACCATTAAAATCTGGTTCTAAATTCAAAGTATCGGGCGAAAGAGGAGAGTTTACGTTTCTTTATATCCAAGGAGACTCGGTCACTTGTTTTGACCCCTTAGGGCGCTTCCTAACGCTTCCAAAGAGTAAAGTAAAGCGAGCAGTCAACAGAACACATAGACAAATTCATAAGGGGGAATAATGAAAAAAAGAAAATATCGCAACAAAACTCCAGAAGAACAGCGCATTACTAGGATTAGGTCTTATGGCATATCAGTAGAGCAATATAACTATTTGTTTGAATCACAAAATAAAGTTTGTTGGATATGTAATACAAATAGTAATTCTAAAAAATCTTTGAGCATAGACCACGACCATAAAACTGGACAAGTAAGAGGTCTTCTTTGTGGTAGATGTAATACAGCGTTAGGACTGCTTAAGGAAGACCCTCATATTTTATTAAGAGCCTACGAATATCTAAATAAACCAGTTACATGGGAAATAGAATGGGACTATGCTCACGAAAAAGCAGCAAAAGAGAGGCGCAAAAGCATAAAAATCGTCCAATCTGAACATTAGCCTTAGGCTTGACAGAGGGGTAAATTTTGTACATACTTAGGTCTAAGAGTGTATGATTGTATAGACAAAACACGCTCAAACGAGAGGAAATAGTTATGAACTGGCAAGACCCATTCAAGTTAGCCTTTGAGTTAGGAATGTCCATCATTGGTTGGGGACTAGTACTGCTTATTGGTTCTATTGGCATTATTTTGGCTTTTGCCATTGGTAAGGCTTTTGTTGCAGCATTTACAAAAAAGCCTAAAAGTAAGAAAAGTCCTGTAGATAATGCTTATGAAGAGGCAATAAAAAAGTTTCAAAAAGCAAAGAACTTCCGAGTAGTCAAAGACGAGGAATAGTTTGTGGACGTCAAATTTCGGTCTGACGTTCAGGTTGAGTTAGTAAAGCACAGCGCATCTGACCAAGATGTTGCTTTTGCTGCAAGGGTCTCTACGCAAGGCGAGCGCTCTTTGGGCTACCCAGAAACCGACGAAAAGAAACTCAGCGGGCTTATTGGCTTTTTGATGCGAGATAGGCATGGTTCTCCCTTCGAGCACTCTGTCTTTACTTTCTATGTAAAAGCCCCCATCTTTGTTTGGCGTGAGCATATGCGTCATCGCATAGCCTCCTACAACGAAGAGTCTGGTCGCTATCGTGTTTTAAACCCAGAGTTTTATGTCCCCAATGCTGAAAGAAAACTTCTTCAAATTGGAAAGCCTGGAGCCTATGTTTTTGAAGACGGAACTGCTGAACAAACAGCAATAACTATGGTCAACTATAGACATTCTTGCGAAGAGGCTTACAGACGATACGACGAGATGATTCGTCATGGAATTGCTAGAGAGGTTGCTCGTGGAGTTCTTCCACTAACAATTTACTCATCTGCGTATGTCACCATCAATGCTCGTTCAATGATGAATTTTTTGTCTTTGAGAAGAAATGTAGAGGGTCAGCGTTTTCCATCTTTTCCTCAACGAGAGATTGAAATGGTTGCTGAAAAGTATGAAGAAGTGTTCAAAGAACTTATGCCTCTGACGCACGAAGCCTTTGTCAAGAATGGAAGGGTGGCCCCTTGATGGCAAAAATGAAAAAAACACAACTGGATATTTACGACTCTGGCTATACAAATGGATATTACGACGCTGTTATGTATATGTCTTGGGAGTGTTCAGACTGCGGAAACACTTACGATAGTTCTGTAAAACAGTGTCCTAATGAATATCTAGATAAAGCCGCTTTTAAGTACAACAATAAACAGAGCCACGATGAGTGAAGGTATTGCTTTTTGCTACGCCCGTGTTTCTACTCAAATGCAGGTAGAGGATGGCATAAGCCTTGATGCTCAAGAAAAGCAACTTCGTTATGCAGCGGAATCTCAGGGGTATGAAGTAGAGATGCTTAGAGAAGAGGGTCGCTCTGGTAAATCTATTCAAGGTCGCCCTATTTTGAAAAAGGCATTAGAAGACCTTGATGAAGGTAGGGCTCAGGCTCTTTTTGTCACTCGCTTAGACCGACTTGCTCGCTCTACAAGAGACTTCTTAGATATTGTTGACCGTTCTCATAAAAATGGTTGGCGTCTAGCACTTCTTGATTTGGGATTGGACACAGCAACTTACCAAGGACGGTTTGTTGTAACCATTATGTCTGCTATGGCAGAGATGGAACGTGGAATGATTTCGTTACGTTCTAAAGATATTCACCAAGATAGAAGAAACAATGGAAAGATTTGGGGTATAGATTTAGGGCCACTACCACTAATTGACGAAGCAGTTATAGATAGAATTGAAAGAGAAAGAAACTTAGGTTTATCATATAAAAACATAGCAGATAACCTAAATCGAGACGCAATACCTACTGTTTTAGGTGGAGAAAAGTGGTACGCTTCAACTATTAGAAAAGCGTATTTACGCGTTAAAAAATAATTATTTTCTCTTAATCTAGTAAAATTGTTTCTGGAAGAGCAGAAATTTCTTTCTGCTAGTGCTTTATTTATGGTGGGAGTACTGCTTTGCTTCGGCGTGCAAAAAATATTTCTAATAACGCTCGTAGAAGGGCTTTAGTCTACTTTTTTTCAATTCCATTAGTTTCTTTCTTTTATGGGATACTTACACCATCTACCGCTGTGGCTGATGAAGCCCAACCCACGAC